AGATCAACGGCCTGATCGCCTGACACTGCGGATCCGCCGCCAGCGACGACGCCGGCGTAGAAGTCCATCGCCGTCACGGCGGTCTTGGTGATGCCGCCGTTGGCGTGCACATCGAAGTTCCTCGCCGAGCCGATCGTGGCCCGGTTTCCGGCCGAGTCGTTCGCGGTCGCCACCATGTAGCTGGTGCTGTCCGTCATCGACTCCGCGCCGGCCAGGTAGACGGCCAGCGTCCCGGAGTCGCCCCTCTGAAAGTAGCCCTCGACGAACCTGGCGCCGCGCCGCAGCGTCAAGTCCAGGACCGCCCGGCCCACCGTCGATCGGTGCTCTGTCAGCCGCAGGACGCAAGCTTCAGGGTCGTTGCGCAAGATGGTGGCTGCCTCGAACCGGGCGATCTGAGTGCCGCCGACGTCAACCCACCAAGCTTTCGGCCGCCATCCGCTGTCCGTATAGGAGGCGATCTCCAGGGTGCCGTCTGACAGGAGCGGGCGTACCCGCACCAGCGAGTTGGACAACTCCCAGTCGTCGGCGTCGACCGCCTGCCCGACACCGACGCGCTCGTAGCCGACCGACAGGATCCGGGTGCGGCCGTCGAGGTAATCGCCGACGTCGCACCCCCACCGCGGGGACACCCCAGTCGGGATGCCGCGGTAGACGGTGATGATGCCGTCGCTGCCGTCCCGGGTCATCGTGGACGGGATGGTGGCGCCGGTGTAGTAGGCGTAGTGCGCGGGCGGCGGCGCGTGCCAACGCTCCCCGCTCAGCGAGAAGTCGTTGGCGCGCACCGCACCCGTGAGCCTGGACTCCAGGTCAACGTCACTGTCGCTGCCGTGACGGGCCAGACTCAGTTTCCACTCCGCGACGACCACACCTTCGGCGGCTCGGTCCATGATGTCGCCCGAAGCCGAGGTCACCGTGTAGTAGCCGGAGCGTTCCGGCTTGTCCTCCCATACGACCGGCACGAACGCCCCCTGGGAGCTGAGGGCGCTCTCATACCGGTACACCACGTCGGCGCGGGTGAGGGGCGGCATGACCTCCCGGCCGGCGACTTGCAGCACGCCAGCTCCCGTTTCGCTGACGTTCCATGTTTCGCGGACCGTGTACCGGCCGATGCTCAGGTCGCCCACACCGTCTCCCGTTCCAGGTCTCGCAGGCCCTCGCGGACCTGCTGCAGGAACATCCGCACCGCCTGATCGGGCTTACGGAGGTCGAGGATGAGCCCGTCCACGGGCAACACCAGGTCGCCTGCGACACTGATCCCGCCCGCCGCAGCCGGCATGCCGGATACGTCCGTGCCGACCGATACGGTGGCCGTGCTGGTGAGACCGGCAACAGCGTCCTCCACCAGGCTTCCCGCCTTGTCGATGCCCGCGGCCATGCCCGCGGGGATCTCCTTGCCGATGGCCGCGAAGACCTTCGACGGGGAGGCAATACCGAGGATCGACTTCGCCCACCCGGCCAGACCTCCGAAAAGGTTCTGCACCTCCCCGACGAGCCAATTCCAAAGCGACACGATGCCGTTCCAAAACCCGAGAACCAGGTCCCGGCCCACGTTGTAGAGCGTGCTGCCCATGCCGCCGAGCGCGTTGACGATCTGGCCGGGCAGGTCCCGGAACCACTGCAGGACGTTGTTGACTCCGTCGCTGACAGCGCGGGTGATGTTGTTCCAGGCGTCGGCGACGAAGTTGCGGACGTTGTTCCAGGCGTCGTCCCACCGCCTGGAGATCTGCTCCAGGATGCGGGTAATGATCTCTCGTGCTTGTTCGATGTGGTCGGAGATGACGTCGCGGATGCGACCCCAGATCTCGGAGACTTTCTCGCGGACTCCGCCGAGCCACTGACCGAACAGGACGGGCAACTGGGCGAACCACTGGATGATCCCCTTGACCCAGTCGACGCCGCGTTGGAACCAATCCCTGATCCCCTGGATGAGGTCGGGGATGATCGAGTTGCCGACGAGCAGGTTGTAAAGCCACTCGAAGACGTCCGCGATCGCGGTCACGGCGACTTCGATGATCCCGGCCACCCACTCGATCGCCACTGCGAGCTTGTCGACGAGCCACGAGATGACGGTCGCGATGATCTCGATCAGCGGCGTCAGCACGCTCACGATCAGGTTGAGCAGGACCTCGATCAGCGGCATGACGGCCATGACGAGCTGCGCGAAGATCCCGATCAGTGATCCCAGCAAGGGCGCAATCGCTGTGATCAACGGTAGCAGCGGCTCCAGGATCGCCATCACGAGCTGCAGCAGCACGTCGATCAGCGGCGTCACCGCCTGCAGCAGCTGACCGAACACGTTCGCGACCAGGCTGAGAATCGGCGCTACCGCCTGGATCAGCGTGACCAGGACGGGCAGCACGGCCTGAATGAGCGGCATCAGCGCCTGGACGACCTGCATCACGATCCCGATCAACGGGGTGAGGATCTTCAAGGCCAGGTCGATGAGGATCGCCGCCACCGGCAGGAGCGCGGCCAGAAGCTGACCGACGACGCCGGCGACGGCGGCGATGACAGGGGCGAGCGTCTGAATCAACTGCACGAAGATCGGCAGGAATTGGACGACGAGCGGCACGATCGCCTGCAGCAGTTGCGCCACGAGCCCGATCAGGGGTGTCAGCGAAGGCAGCAGCCCGACGACCGCTTGCACGATGGACAGGAACGCCGGGGCGAGCGCCTGCAGCGCCGACACGAGCGCTGTGCCGATCTGCGACACCAACTCAACGATGATCGGCAGGATCGGTGTCAGCGCCTGCGCCAGCGTGGTGATCGCCTGCACGAGGATGCCGCCGAGTTGGGCGGCGATCTGCGTCGCCAGCGCGATCAACGGCGTGAACACGGGCACCAGTTGGGCGATCGACTTCGCCAGTTGTACGACGAACGGAGCGACCGCTTGGACCGCCTGCAGCAGGACCTTCCCGATCGTCACAGCCAGCTGGCCGATAGGGCCGAGCAGCGGCGTGATCGCGGTCAGCAGGCTGGAGATGACCGACAGCAGCGTCGAGCCGATGACGGCCGCGATCTGCACGACGATCGGCAGCAGCGGAGCCAACGCCTGCAGCAGCGTGCTGAACGCCGTCACCAGCTGGCCGACGATGGGCGCCACGGTCTGGAGCAGCTGCACCATGACCGGCAGGGACGCGGCGACGAGCTGGCCGAGGATCGGCGCCAGCCCGGCGATCGCCTGCCCGAATTGCGCGATGTACGGGGTGATCGCCTGGACGGCGGCTAGGAGCGCTCCGCCGATGGTCTGCAGCGCTTGCCCAAGCACCGCGATGAGGGGGGTGACGGCCTGCACGACCACGCTGATGGCTTGCACGAACGCGCCGCCGAGCGCGGTCACGATCTGCGTGATGATCGGGATCAGCGGCGTGATCGCGGGCAGCAAAGACGCCAGCAGCGTCGTGGCTAGTTGCAGCACCTGGGCGACCAACGGTGCGACCGCAGCCAGGAGTTGCCCGAACGCGGCCAAGATCGGGCTGATCAGTGGCACTACCGTGGTCAGCGCGGAAACCAGGGCTCCGCCGACCGTTGTCGCCAACTGGACCAGGACCGGCACCAGCGCCGAGGCGAGCGAGGTCACCAGCTGCAGCACGATCGGGATCAGCGGCACCAGCGAGGCGAGCAACTGTGTAACCGCGCCCGCCACCTGGGCCATGAGCGGCGACAGGGTTTGGATCGTGGTCGCGAGTCCGCTCCCGAACGCGGCGACGAGCTGTCCCACGACCGCGACGAGCGGCTGCAGAAGCGGGACCAGCGTCTGGATGTGCTGCGCCAGCACGGTGCCGAGCAGCGCCAGCACCTGACCGAGCACGGGCAGCAGCGGAGCTATCGCGGCCACCAGGGAGGAGAAGGCCGAGGCGAGCGGCTGCAGCGCGGGAGCCAGAGCATTGATGGTCTGCCCGACCGCGCCGACGACCGCCTGAATGCCGGGCAGCAGCGACGCCGCCGCCGCGCCGATCTGCGCGAACACCGGCGCGACCGTCTGGAACAGGCCGCCGATGGTCTGCCCGAGCGGCAGCAGGGCAGGGCCGAGCGCCTGGACGGCGCCCCCCAGCCCGTTGATGACGGCGACGATCCCCGGTGCGATCGCGGCCAGCGCGGGCACGACCGCCTGAATCGCGCCGGTAAGGACCGGCCCGAAAGCGGTCGCCAGATCGGCGACGAACGGCGCGAGCGTGCCGATCCCGGAGGCTATGGCCGTGATGACAGGGATGAGCGCCTGTCCGACCTGCGCCAGAGATTGGAAGACCGAAACGAGGACTTGCTGGCCTTTGGCGGAGTTCACCCAAGCGTTGGCGGCGTCCAGGATCTGGCCGAGCACGCCGAGTACGCCCGTGCCGGCGTCCTCAAGCGCGCCGAAGACGCCGCGGACGATCCCCCACAGGTCCGAGAGGATGGATCCGAGCTGCTTGAAGACGGCGAGAGCACCTTCTAGCCAGCCCAGCGCCCGACCCGAGGCTGCCGCCTCCGACAGGAAACGGCCGAACTGCTCCGCCGACTGGGCGATACCCGGCACAAGCCCGGTAAGGAAACGGCTTCCCACCACCGCCAGATCAAGGAAGCCGCCCAGGAGCGGCTGAACCGCGCCGGACGCCTGCATGATCTGCTCGCGCAGATCCCGCAGGACGCTGCCGACCTTGCCGATAGTCGTCTCGGCCGTCGCGAACACGACGAACTTCTGACCCACCAGGCCGAACGCGTCCGCGACGCCTTCCAGCAATGGCCGCAACGGCTGAATGGCCGCAACGAACTGCGTGATGACGCCAGGCCCGAGCCCGCTGAAGAACGCCTCTTGGACGCCCTGCTGGAACTCCCGTAGCGCCGGGACAGCGTCGCGGAACTCGATCGCGAACGTTTTGGCCGCAGGCGAAAGATTTTCCAGCGCCTCGTTGAACTTCTCGACGTTGCCGGTCAGCGCGGCGCTGAAGGCGTCCGAGACGCCGGCGGTGGCCAGCTTCAGCGTGACCATCGCGCCGGCGGCCAGCCCGGCTGCGGCAGGCAGCGCGGCGACGGCTCCCGCAGCCGGGGCGAGAGCGGCAGCCAGGCCGAGCACCTGTGTGGCAGCAGCGCCGGCGCCGGCCGCAAGCGTGGCGAACGCACCCAGGCCGGCACCCATTTTGGCGATGCCCGCGGTGACCTGACCCAGGCTCGGCAGCAGCGCCGACGACACGTCGACGCCGAACCGGCCGACAGCCGATGTGGCGCCGTTCAGGCTGGGGAGTAGCGATTTGGTGAAGTTCTTGCCGAACCTGTCGCCGGCCGGTCCGCCTTCGGAGGAGATGGAGTCGCCGAGGGACTTGCCCGCATCCTTGCCTGCGTCCCCGAGGGGGCCGTTGAGTTCCTTCTCCAGCGCCCGGCGGAAGCCTTTGGCGCTGGGAAGGATCGTGACGTACGCGGAACCGACCTCGGCCGCCATGCCTCACCCCCGAGCGTGGTTGAGTCAGGCGGATTGCGGTCGGAACCGGTCCAGATAGGCGATGACCTCGGCCGGGTCACGGTCAGTACGGCCGTGCCGGAGTGGCGCGGAAGCCTTCTTCACGCCAGGACGCGGAAGAGGCTTCGGCTTGGCGCCCTTGCCGTTGCCGCGCTGGTAGTTGCCCTGCCGTAGCACGTCGATGGCCATCGCGAGGAGCTGCTCATTCAGGCCCCACGCAACGTCATCGCCGAGCAGCGCGCGGGCCAGGGCGGACTCGCGCGGCATGTGCGACAGGTAGCTACGTAGTTCCCGCCACGTCAGAGAGCCGTTGAACAGGTCACGCAGGCTGAGGTGGTGGTAGTGGGACAGGTCCCACTCGATCGCCTCCCCGTGCTTTTCTAGGAGCGCGTGGAGGCCTGAGATTCCCCCGGCTGCAGGCCGGAGTGCTCAGTCCACGCCTGGAAGAGCGCGTTGAGGGAGCGCAGCTTCATCGGCTGGGTGTTGAACTCGTCGTAGTCGTCACCCAGCCCGGACCGGAACGCCTCCTGCATGGCAGCGACGTCTCCCTGGTCTGCGGCGTTGAGCAGGCTCCGGTCGATGTCTTGCAGGTGGGGCAGGCTGTAGGTGCGGCCACCGAAGACGAACTCGAACCGTTCGCCCGCCGCTTCGGCTTCGACGGCGTCCAGGTCGAACGCCTTGGCGGACTTCACCTGCTTGACGTTGCGGGGACTTCTTGCGGTCATGCGCGGGTCCTTTCATGCGGCGCGCGGGTGCATGGGTGATACCGGGGTGGGTGCGGACCCGCGCGATTCGCGCCCACCCCGGGGTCTCAGGAGTACGACCAGTAGGCGTCGTCGCTGAATTTGGTCAGCACGACGTCGTTGACCGGGTAGCAGGTGACCGTCACGTTGTAGGAGATCGTCTCGTCGTTGACGTAGGTGATCTCGCCGCGCTCGGTGACTTCGCCGTCGGGCACGTAGATGCGCAGGTGGGTGGAGCCGTCGAGGACATCGAGGATGAACTTCTTGCGGACCACATTCGGCGACTTCACATCGATCTTGTAGCCGTCGGTGATCTCCTCCATCGTGGAACCCTTGTGGAAGAGCTCCAGCGTGGACGCCTTCGACTCGATCATCGTGAACGACAGGCTCGCCTTGCTGGACGAGATCAGGGTGCGGACGATCGCGCCGCCCTGCCACGCCTGGATGTCCTGGACGTCCTCGTCATACGCCTCGGTAACGCCGTCCTCGGAGATGTATCCAAGATCGTTGTACGTGGCCGGGACAGACGAGATGGCCGATGTCGGGGCGGTCGCGGAGGTCGGGCCAGCGTAAACCGCGCCAGTGACGGCAACGCGCACCTTCTGTGCGTCAAGCGTCATCGTGTTAACCCTTCGGTGAGCAGCAGAAAGCACCGGCGCGGGGCGGCCGGATAGGGGATGGGTGCGCGGGTCTAGCTCGTGCGCAGGCTGAGCTGCACGGTCATCCACATGCGCGACGACCCGGACTCCAGGTCATCGCGGCGAGTCGGGCCGAGGAACTCCTCCACCCGGTAGCAGGCCGCCCCGAGCAGGGTCGTGCCCTGCAAGGCGTGGACAGCGGACCTGGCGGTCATGCACAGATCGTGAACGGCCCCGTCGTCGGCTCCCCACGCGATCAGGTCGACGCGGGGCCGGTCCCGGACCACGTCATCGGGTCCGCCGACGCGCCGCACCTGCAGCCACAGCGGCGGCCGGGTGCGGGGCACCCGCGTGTGCGCAGGAACGTCGAGGAGCGGTTCGAGGTAGTCCTTCAAGAGCTTTTCGACGTCGGGATAGGAGGTCACGGCGGCTACCCGGCGGCGTCGATGGAAGAGCCGAGAATGCGGTACTCCTCCTCCTGGCCGAGCGCTCCCGGATGGTCGGCGATCACCAGCGCGCGAGCACGGTTGGAGCCGACTGAGGATTCGGCGTAGTAGTCGACTTCGCCTTCGTGCGGCGGCACCGCCCGGGATTCGGCAGCCGCCACGACCCGGTCCGCCCGCCTCATCAGGTCCCGCTGCACTTCTTTGGAACGCAGCATCTCCCGCACGCCGGCCCGGTTGAGGACCACACGGACGTTCGGCATGTCAGCCCTCCATCCTGCGCAGCCGCGCCTCGGTGTGGTGGAAGCCGGAAAAGTGGTAGGCGGGCCAGGGCGGGCCGTCGAGCTCGTAGACGACGCCGTCCCAATCGATGCGGTCGGCGGCGTCGATGCCGGCCTGGTTGGTGATGAGCCGCCACATGCCGACGATTTTCATGCGGCCGTCCGGGGTGGATTCGCTGGCCGATTCTTGGTCGATCAGCGCGGTGATGGCTGTTCGGGTGGCGGCGTCGCCGTAGTCGTAGCTGGTGTTGCCGTACCGGTCGGTGACGGTGGCGGGGTGGATCAGGGTGACGGTGAGCGGCAGGTAGGCGTCGGGGATCACCGGGCGCCCACCTTCGGCATCGCGACGGACTCCACCGATTGCACCCACCGGCGCAGATCGGCGTCCGGGTTGAGTTCGGCGGCGCGCTGCGTCGCCCGCTCCGACGCTGCCGCCCACTCGTGGTGGCGCAGCAGTCGCCTGATCTGCCGCTCCCAGCCGTCGAGGTCGTCCCGGTCGACGAACGTGCCGGCAGTTCCGATACATTCCAGCAGCCCTGGCGTGGGGTGAGCCACGACGGGGATGCCCGAGCACATTGCCTCTACGGCGGTGCGGCCCCACGACTCATACGACGACGGCATCAGCAGAATCCGGGTTCGGCCGTACACCGCTTCCCGCATCTGCCGGCCAGGCACATGCTCTTGCACGGCGACGTTCGGCAGATCCTTGATGATCTGTTTCCCGTAGGCGCCTTTCACGGCGAGGAACGAGACGTCCGGCATGCGTTCGGCCAGGCTCCAGAACACGTGGCCGCCCTTGTTGGCACACATGTTGATCAGCGTGACCCGGTCGCCCGGCTCGGTGATGTAGTCGGCGGCGATGACCGGGGGCCGCACGACGACTCCTGCGGGAGGTGGGCCGGTCTGGGTGTTCGCCCACCACGACAGGCATGAGGCCTGCACCCAGGAGGAGTTGTAGACGACCAGGCTGGGATGCCTGGTGAGCCAATTCCGCTCGTTGACGTGGTCGTTGTGCAGGACGTGGACCACCGGCAGGCCGTACAGGTCGCCCAGTATGGTCGCCTGAGGGGTGCCCTTCAGGTGCGTGATGAGCACGTCCGGCCGGTCCTCGACGACCGCGTGCACGGCGTCACGGTTGCCGCGATACGGGCGCACTGCCACCCCGTCCAGCATGTACGGCTCGCCCGGCCCGCCCGGGTCGGTCAGCTGAGCGACCACCTCATGCCCGGCCTCGACCAGCGCGGCCAGCATGGTGTGCAGCGCCCATTCCGCTCCCGCGTTTCCCGCCGGCGGGTAGAGGTGGACCAGCGCCAGGGCGTGCATCACGCCTCCCTCAGCATGCCGATGTCGGCCGGCAGCCGCGCTGGTGCCGTAGCCCGTCGTCGCGCAGGTCGACCGTGTACGCGGTCGGCTGGCCCGCGTTGAAGGCGGCCAGCAACATCGCCCGCTCGGCGTCGGTGAGGTAGAGGCCGCCGTCTTCGCCGTAGGACTCCGACACCGACCCCACTGTGACGGAGCGGCGGCCTCCCGGATTGGTGATGCTGCGCCACGCCACCTTGACCGCCAACGCCCGGGTCAGCTCGACCGCCGGCGTGTACCCGGCGGGCAGGATGGACCGGATCAGGGCGGAGGCGTCCTCCAGTTCCGCCCGCACCTTGTCCCCCATCGCGACGGTGGACACGGTGCCGTGACGCTGCTCGTAGTCGGTGAGCGTGGCGTAGCAGGACATCAGCCGTTCTCGACCATCCCGCGCTCGGTGAGCGCGTTCACGATGTCGTCACGGGAGGCGTCGTCGGGCACCTCAACGCCTCGACGTGAAGCGTAGGCGGCCCACGCGTCGCGGCCGGAACCCTTCCCGGCGCGCGGCGGCTCGGGCAGCCGCGCCTCGGCTTCCCCATCGGTGCGAGTGGCGACCCGCTCCTGCGGATTGCCTTCCTCGTCCAGGTGGGCGGGGAGTTCGCCCTCCCACACGTCCGGGTTGGTGATCTGCGAGGCTGCCCACTCGGGCAGGTCCTCGCCCGGACCGAAAGCGCGGCTCCGGCCCTCGTTGTCGACGACGTGGACAGTAGTTCTCAGGCGGGGCATGGCATTCCTCCTAGGCGACGTCAGCGACCATGCTCAAATCGGGGTTGGCGAGGATCGGCAGGCCAATCGCGGACGCCTTAGTCCACAGCGCGATCGGGTCCTCGTCCTCGTAGGAACCGGCGACGATGCCGGGCTCTTCGCCCATTTCGATCGAGTACTTCGGCGAAGTGGCCTCGACGGTGGTGCCCCACAGGGTGGCGCCCAGGTCGCTGGACTCGGGGCTGTTGGCGTCGCCGACCGTGGGCAGCAGCAGCAGCTTGTCATCGTCGATGATCTTCTCGGCTGCGCCGTTCACCTTCACCTGCGCGTCGTAGGTGTAGATCGGCGGCAGTCCGTGCGCCTCGAACACCTGGCCGAGCATGCCGGGCGCGACCAGCGTGGGCGTGCCGAGCGCGGTTGCGGCGAGCTGGCGGATCTCCTCGTTGCGGAGCAGATAGTTCAGCACCCGCGTGCTGGTGACGATGGAGCCGGGCAGTTCACCGTTGGTGGTGATGTACGTCTCCCGCCAGGTCAGCAGGTCCGTCAGCGGCGTCGCCGTCGCGATGTCGGACCACAGCGTGG